TACGCCGCCGTTGCTGCCGCCTGAAACACCGACTGGATTGATACCACCGGTAGCAGAGAATGCAGCACCTACAGAGGTAGCACCTGAACCACCGAACTTGGCAAAGGATTCGTTATACAGAGCTTCCTTGGTGATGAAGCTACCAGTACCACGGGTACCGTTAGTACCAAGAGTGCCCATACCATCGTAACGTGAACGCATAGCAAAGATTAGACCGGTTGGTGCGGTCATGGGTTGTACGCCAGCAATATCGTAAGCAATTAGGTTAGGCATACTACGACGAACTAGGCTGATTAGAATTGGATCGTAACCAGCTAGATTTGCGGTGCCAGCAGCTGCTTGACCTAGAGCAAAACCGCCTGCACCCATGCTGTTGGTTGGTGCAGCTTCGTTGAGGTATTGTTCACGAAGAGCTCTCTCTTGGTTTTCTAGTAGAACAGCAGTAACCTTCTTCTTGTAGCTATCGCCGATATCTGGAAGGGCCTCATGAGCAAGCAGAGGGTTCCATTTTTCTACGAGTGTATCGTAGGGTGTGTTTCTTGAAAAATCCATTGACATTTTACTTTTCTCCTTGATTGAAAGTTTTTAAATTATAGTTTCTTAAGTTGACGAGACAATGCATTCATGTATACAGACATAGGACCTGCATCGTCTGTTACATTCTGTGATCCACTGCTAACATAACCTTCTGTTAGAGTGGTGGTTTGGTCCTCTTGAGCAACAACTGGTGCGGCTCTGAGGTAATTTTCTTTGAGGATATGAACCTTGTTGCGGAAGTCTTCAGCGTTGCTAAAATCAATATTTTCAGCAAGAGAAGCTAGACGCTCGGCGTCTACGCGAGTCATATCGGATGATGCTTCTAGGAAGATGGAACGAGCTTGACCTTTAACAATTTCTTGTTTGAAGCTTAGATTTTCTTGTAGTTGATTGTTAAGAGCGGTTTCTAACTCTTGGTTTTCAACAAACAGATCTTCTAGAATGTCATGCTTGCCTTCTGGTACTTCGATGTAGTGTGACTCAAACAGATTCTTGAGACCACCCATAAAGCTTTCAGCAATCTCAGTACGAATACCAGACTCTACGGCTAGCTTGTTTTCTTTCATCCATTCTTCTACAACGTAATTTAGGTATTCATCAAGACGAGTTGCTAGACCTTCAACGGCAGCATTAACTTCTGATTGGATAACTTGAGCACCTTCAGAAATTAGTTGATCACGAATATCAGAAATTTTTTCGTTGAGTGCTGCTTCAAAAATTACAGCAGCCTTTTCTTTAAATTCTTCGCTGAGATTTTCACCGGAGAATAAAGCGGTGAGATCTTCCTGCATGGAAACCATCTTGCCACCTTGTTGGGCTTGTGGTTCGATTGCACCACCACCTGGTCTTAGTGTGCCTGCATTTTGTGCGGCATTGACAGGTAATGGTTGTTCAGTGCCTAGAAATATACCTTTGCCTAGAGCATCCTTGGTGTATGTTCTGGCGTCGATGATTGTTTGAAATTTCATTGGTTTTTGTTCTTGCATTTTTTATCCCTTAATCTGAAGTTATTTATAAATTTTAATATTTTACTGTAACCGGTTATTTACGCTAATTTTATATAGTTTTAAAAATTATATTTCAAGACCACGAAGTCTGGTGTCCCATAAAATGGAACCAAGCTCACGTCCTGCTCGTTTTTCAAGAGTTTCTTGATCTACTAAATTTCCTGCCATACCTGTTAGTTTTTTGATTGTTGGGCCTAAACTTGGATTTGGACCACTTTTTACACGCCCACCAATCAAATTAGCTAAACCGGTTAATTTTCCACCAGCACTACCTTTTAACATTTGTAGTGTTTTGGCACCTAAAGCAGATCCAGAAAATGCTTTGTTGGCAGCTAACGCAGCAATACCTGCAGCCATTCCGGGAGCACTAGAATAAAAATCTATAACCTTTTTCTGATTCTTTTTAGTAAATCCAGTATCAATAGCTGCTTGTGGCAAACGCATGGAAGGTGGAGTTGCAAGAACACCTATGGCGGTATCTATTCCACCAGATGTTTTGTTTTCTGGATCAAGAATACCCATAATTCCTTTTTTTCCAGGTGTTTGTATGCTTGATTGTGCAGGAGTTACTATTGCTTCATTTAACATTAGCAATTCACCGCGTTGAAATCTTACACCTTCTGCTAAAGCAACATCAACAACTTGACTTTCGTATCCTTTACTTCCTCGAACGCCGATTGCTTTCTTTGCGCCTTTTGGTCCTAGTGGTTTTATTGCTTTATTGGTGTCTGATTCGCCCGCGCTGGCCATCATTGTTCCTGAACTTGCACCACTTTCAGTGGATGATTCAGATTTTTTTAATTTTTCGCTGTTTAAATTAAGACGAAGCAGTTCCATTTGTTGTTCTGGAGACATGCCAACCTTTTTGGCAGCCATCATACCACCGCCAGCAGAAACTTTAGCAGTAGGAATACTTGCAGAAGTACCTGTGTTTTGTAACGATACACCACTTGATACAGGAGCAGCATAAGCTACTTGGGTACTTGATCTACCAGAACCAGTAGATGGTGCAAACGCACCTATTCCAGAACTGGAGCTAGAAGAACCTGCACTACTTGCTCGTGGTCCACCAGATCTACCAGACGAACCACCTCCCGATGATGCACCTCCACTTGATGATGCACCACCAGATGGTGCAGTGCCAGCAGTAGTTGGTGTGGATGTGGTGGTTGGTGCATTAGTTTTTTTCTTTTGTTGTTCGTCTTTACGTGCCTGTCTTTCAGTTTCGGCAGCACGTTCTTTAACATGAACATCTAAAGATCTTGCGTCTTTATCATCCAATGCACCAAAATTAAGTTTCCCGTCTGGGCCTTTGCTTACAGTAATAACTCTGCCGTTTTTAAGTGTTACTTTTACGTTACCACTTTCATCTGCATCTTGTTGTAAAGTATCATTCCAAGCACCCAAATCTTTTTTTGCTTTGTCTGCATTAGCTTTTAAACGTTCTTCTTCACCTTTTTTTATTCCAGCTTGATTTTTTGCATCAGCATCATATAATGCTTGAATGTCATCTTTACTTAAAGTTTTTGGATCTTTACCGGACAACACAATTTGACCACGAACTCGTTGATGTGCAGCATCATCAGATGTGCCTTTTTCCATCCAAGTTTCCCATTTTTCAAATGGAACCGCGTTTGCACCTTGCCCTGCAGTTGCAATTTCGTATCTGTGTCGTTTTAATCGATCGTCTGCATCTTTACGTGTCGCATTTCTTGCTATATCTTGTGCAGTTTGTTCTGGTGATGCTGGTTTATTTTTTGGATTTGTTGCATCATTAATTCGTTGTGCTCTGATGACATCAACAGTGGTGCCCATTCGCTTGGCTTCCGCCGCCATGTTTGCTTGTTCTTCTGGAGTGAATTGAATTTCACGTACGTCTTTATAACCGTCTTTAAATGCTGTTTGAATTTTTTTATTGGCAGAATCACGATCTTGACGATCAAGATCCGTTTTTATTTCATCTGAAGTTTTTTCTGGTTGTACAGGTGCGTTAAAACGAGCAGTTGCATCTTCTTGACGTTTTCGCAACTGTTGAATAGCTGGTGTATTATACGGATCATTTGTAGTTGAAGTAGCAGCTGGAGTTGCAGCTGGAGTTGCAGCTGGAGTTGCAGCTGGAGTTGCTGGTTTTTGTGTTGGTGTAGGTGTAGTTGCAGGTGTAGCAGGAGTATTTAAATCTGTAGCAATTTTTCCAACAACATCAACCAAAGAAGGAACATCAGGAACTACTGGTTGTTTTAATTTATTTTTTTCTTCGTCCTCATCCGGTTTAACAAGAAAAGGAATATCGCTATCTTTAACTTCTTCTTCGTGAAGACCAACCAGATTTTTGAGAGAAATTTTCATTAAATCTTCCTTAAGAAATCTTCAAACAATTTTAATGCTTTTGATTCTAAATTGCGGCTACTAGCCTTTTTAATTTCTTTTTGATATTCTTCAATATACTTTTCTTCCAGCATACCGTTATTCCAAATCCATTCTTTTCCTTCCATGATGCCGTTTACAAAAGCACCAGGAGCAGAAGGATCGGCAACGATATCTACAGCAGAAAGCATAAAGTCGGGTTGAACTTCATTGTATCCGTTGCGTTGTTTTAATGAACCCATACCACGACTAGAAACACCTAGACGAGCTCCTTCGTCAATTAAATTTTTGACAATTTTACCCATAGGAGTTTCCATAATTTTAGCTTTGCCGTACACATCAGATCCATTGCTATTGAACTCTTTGATGATGTGTGATACACGATCAAGATTTACGGTTGGGCCTGATGGATGGTTTAATTCACCAAATGCTCGATTATTTTGTACATACTCTTTGCTGTAACGAGCAACTTCGTTTAATAAAATATTTTTTGGATACACTCTCTTGTTACGATTGAGTGTATCAGCTTGCATGAAAGGACCTTCAATAAAGTAGGTCTTGTTGCCGTTAGCATCAGATTCGGTTAAGAATTGGACTTCTTCAACTGTCTCTGTTATCAGTTTCATTCTTGGTCCTCGTCATCTTCGCCGTCTTCTTCATCTTCTTCAGTTTCCTCGCCGTCTTCCTCGCCATCTTCGTCTTCGGTGTCACCTTCTTCTTCTTCCTCAGATCCGTCCGAGCCCTTGGTTTCATCAGTATTACCCTCTGCCCATTTGCTTGAAGCAATCTCCCAGCTACTTAGTTTGCCGTCGTGATTTTTGTCTGCCTTTTCTGCATCTACTTTTTCAAATAGGGTTGGAGCGTACTCTTCGTATTTTTCTTGCAAGATACCAGTTAATTTTTCGTTTAGATACTCTTTGAGAGTAACTTGTGCATCAACTAAATTTTCTTCAATAACCATTTTTACAAATGAATTTACTTTTTCGTTGCTCATTGCTTTGTCCTTTTTGATTCTTCTAAGCGGGCTAATTTTAATACTCTATTGAAAGAGTCTCGTGATTCAGATAATAATTTTACCATTCTTTCTTTATTATCATTATTTAGATTTTCATAAAGTTTACTAATCATTTCTTGTTCATTTATTTCCAAAATACCCACATTTCCGTCCTTTAATTTGTACATTTTATTTGGATAAAATGCGTTAGTGGTGTGTTCTGGTACTGAATTATTAGTTTCTTCGCACACTTTAACTTGTTTAAACAAATTTAAAATGGTTTCACTTTCTGATAAAAAAGTGTCATATAAAGCATCATTTGCCCTATTTTTAATTTCTTCTTTTAAAATAGTTTTAAATTTATCGGGATTATCATGAAGAACAGATTCAATTATTCTTTTAGTTATTTTCATTGAGGTGGCCCTTGATCTTGTTGTTCTTCTTCCGGAGGCATTTCTTCTCCCGGAATTTCTCCAGACATCATTTGTTCGTATCTTTGTTGCTCTTGAGCTTCTAATTGACGTTGTTGTTCTCTATTTATTTGAGCGTTAATTTCTAACATCTCTTCTTCAGATTGTTTTAGTAAGCTCTTACGAACATACTCTTCTGAGAAAAATCTACCAATAAACGGAGTAACAGCCGCAATAATATCAATTCTTTCACGAAGAATATCATTATTTTTTAATTCGGTGAAATAAGAATCGTTATTGAATGTAAAAGTTACATCCTGATTGATGCGATTCCAGTCTTCTTCCGTCATTATACCTTTTAATATTACTTGTGTTTTTAGTAAATCCATAAACAGAGTACTAAAACGCTGACGTAATCTGTCAATAAACTTATTAAATTTAACTTCGTCTCTGGTGATCTCAGCAGATCTACCCATGTTAAATCCACTTTGTTCATTCATACGAGACACTGGAACACTTAAAGCACGGTACAATTTTTGTTGTAGATAAAAGACGTCTTCCATCTGGCCCAAGTTTTGGCCACCGTCTAGCGTGCTAATTTCGGTACCTCTACCACCTTCGCGCCGAGGCATCCAGAAGTCTTCCAACATGCTCATATGATTTCGTTCATCTTTAATTAAACCGGTTGCTGGATCGTAAATTACTTTATTACGATATCGGTTCATAATTTCACGTAGGTATTGTTCGGCTTTTTGCTTGGGAAGATTACCTACGTCCACGTAAAAAATACGTCGTTCAGGTGCACGAGAAATTCGATATATTGCAACTGCGTCTTCAATTTGGCGTAGAAGATTTAAAGGTCGTACAGCCTTCTGTAGATGGCCTACAACGCGTTTGGTTGCAGAGTCCACTAATCCAGAGTGTACGTATGCAATAGTGTCTGGTGCAATTTTCCAGCCAGTACTGCTGGTTGGAAATGCAGAATCCTTATCGGTGTCTTGATATAAGAAGTATTCAAGAATATTTTTTACCGGAGAAAATGGTGCCATTCCTCCCCAGACTGCTTTATCTTTTTCTATCTTTCTTACTTTTTTAATCTTAATAGGATCAATTGGTATTAATTCTATGATTCCTTTTCGGACATCATTCTTGTCTATCTTTTTATAATAAAATAGCTTGGAATCAACATACCATTTTCTAAAAATATCTGGTGCATTATTAGAAAAATCTAATAATCGTAAGATGTGATTATATTCTGTGTATATTTTAGTTTTAATAGTGTCTGACAGATTAACTCGATCAAGGTTTAATTTGATTGGTTTTCTATCTTGATCCATTACTATGGCTTCGTTTGTGATGTCTTCTATAGAAGCATCAACTTCTGGATAAAGTGACATTGCTCTGTAATGAGAAATCATTTGATTCTCATCACGAACCGCTCCAGAAAAATCTACGAAAGTACCAAAAACGCCACCAGTTTCTAAAATATACGAACCATCGTAAGCATCAGGAGTGATTATATCACCAGTAGGTTTAGTTTCTTCTGGTGTCTTTTTTCCTAACTTATAACCAAATAATTCAAATTCCATTATTTTTTATCCTATAAAATTATCACTTAAGTAGAACCGGTAGCTGGTGCTCCTGCACTACCATATGTATAGTGGGAGTATATTAAAGTTACAGCAAAACTGGCTAATGTATTATCTTGGCTCATGTCTAGTTGAATTGGTCCAACTGTAGCTGGCCAGACATCTTTTAATGTAAAAGTTCTGTTCGGTAATGCAGTTCCATTTACGTCTAACATTTCCACTGTCCAACTGTCAGCAAAAGTATCGGAAGGGTTTAGTGCAGTAGATGTGGTACTTGTGGTTGTGGTACTGGTAGAAGTTCCGGGTGTTGTGGTTGTTGTGGTAGGTGTGGTAGGTGTGGTAGGTGTAATTTGAGTTTTGTTTGTATCGTGAGCATTAATAAAATTGTGCCAATCATGAAATAATTTGTGTAAATTTTTCTCACCAGTATCATCTAAAATGGTTATTTGCCAAGGCTCATATGCACGATCGCCTGGATAAGCTACAGTTCTACCTCTATGGTTTATTGCGATTGCTCCTACTTGAGCTTCTGGAATAGTAGCAGAGCGTATATGAAATGCACCTGTATCGTCTCCTGTTTTATTAGCGCCAATTCCTCCGGTAACTTTAAATCGATTAAGGCGAGTTCCGCCTTTAAACGCAGTTATAAAACTTGTAATTGAATGACAATCTGTTGGTGGTGTGGTGTCTGCCATAGTAGTAATTCTTTC